TATGTACCCATGATCCATTCCATTCTTGAACCATTTCTTGATATGGAAATCTCTGACCAGAACGGTCTGAGATCATATAAGCATATTTTCCGTTTGATAGATTTCCCATTATGCGCTCGGATAGTAAGTTTTAGGTGTTATGAATGAACTTGAAGAAGAGCCATCACTGTCTAGTGCTCTTAATAATTCATCCTCATATAATAATTTCATTTCTTGTCCACGTTGTGGTGCAAATTTAACTGCTAAATAATAAGAAAGTCCTGCGCACATACACGGAACAAATCTATATGGAACGTTTGTAATATTTGTATAAGCTCCAACATCTTGAATTCTTTTTGCATAGTAATAATGCATTACGTTATTCACCTGGTCTGCACCTGGTGTTAAATATAAAGTAATTGTAATTTTATCTATAAATCTTTGTACCCAATATTGAGTTGGTTGACCTTGTGAAAATTTAGAAGATAAAGAATTGTAAACTGATCTATCTATTTTTGTAAGTGGAAAATCTGCAACTGGAACTTGTTGTGTATTTCTATATGATGCTTCATAAATATCATCTGGTCCATAAGTAATAGAATCATAATCATAAACAGCAGTATTATCTGCATGGATTGCAGCTGTTGTACCATTAGCACCTCTTGTGCAACCTGTTATAGAATTAGCACTTGTATTTGTTCCAGTATAAGTAATTTGTTCAGATCCAATTAATAAAGTTCCTGATGTTGGAAACTGCCAAACTGAATCTAATATAAGAGTTGTATCTGCTGCAGTAATTGCACCATTTAAATAACTGAAAGTACCATCTGATGTTCCATCAGTTGATGATCTGTAAATTGTATAAACAGTTTGACCTTCTACCATTGAGATAGAATTTTGTGCAACTTCCCAGTAATGAAGTCCCCTGTTGCCCCATTCTTGAAATAGAATGTTAAGCGAGCGACGAGCTGCCTTCATTTGGTTACCTGTATTATTTACAAGACCAATTCTTTCGTAAGACTCTTCTATGATCTCATCAATAGTAAAAGTTTTTTCAAAAACTGTAGTGCCTGAAGAGGTAGCCATACTAGCCTCCTACTTTTCTATAAATAGTGTAACAGTTAAACTTGTATTTGAAACAACTCCAATGCCATCAACTATTCCTGTTCCATTTCGTTGTGCGTATAACACACCATCTTCTGGAAGATTTAAAGTTTCAGTTTGATTAGCTCCAACAGCAACAGGTATATAAACTTGTGTGTTAGTTGAAGTGCTTACTGTAGTAGTATTTGCTAAACCATTAATAATACATGTTCCAGCAGTACCTGTTCCATTTTGTACCATGTAACCTCTTAATCTAGTAGGTCCAGTAAACAAAACTAAAGTAGTAAGGTTAGCTGCACATATAACCGGTTTTACATCTGACTTCATATTTTTCTCCTTATATTAAGGAGCCCTTTCGAGCTCCTTAAAAAATTATTTATTATGGTGTTGGTGATACGAATGATAAATTATCACATCTCAACCATTCAGTACCATTAGAAAATGCATAAACTGCATTTCCAGAAGCTCCGTTAGAAACATATACCATTGCTCCAGCATTTGCTGTTGCTAATAATTTTGTTCCTGATTCACTTCCTGAAGTAATAGTAAGTGTAGTTGCATTAGTTGCTGTGTAAGGTACTTTACCACCTTGTTCAGTATCATTTGATCCGAATCCACCCGCATTTGGGTTTGGTCCACCAATAAATCCATTTAGTGATACCACTGGTCCGTTAAACGTTGTATTTGCCATAAGTGTTCTCCTAGTTATTCCAATATCGTCTCTAGGCCGTCGACTATACGCGTCGATAGTGGAAAGTTAATGTATAGTGATTAAGATATAGCTGAATTTATTGAATAGCGCAAGGGATACCTACATCGAAAAACTACTTTTCGGATATAAATAGCTAGGTTTTAGCTAGCTACAGAAAACTCAGGAGCAGCCATTTCTACCTTAATTTGTCTATGAGCTATTTCAGCTTCAGACATTTTAATCTGGTTAATGATATCACGAATTTTTTCGTCTATCTTAACCATATCAAGAGTGTATTTACCCTCTTGAACGTAGTGTTGCTCCCAATCAAGTTCTAATGCTCTTTTCTTTGTGTAAAGAGCTTGAACGTGATTTATCATCTACAACCTCCTCATAGGTTATCCAGCATTTAGATGTTGAAAACATCCTATTGCTGTCTTTAAGTAATATACCTTTTTTTCCTATTTTGTCAAGGATAGCTCGTTCTATACTTTCTGCACTATCTTCTGCTTCAATGTTAAAATCAGCCATGTGACCATAAGCTCTAATTTTTACTTGAAACAATTTTGTCATAATTCATTCTTTCTATCAGATTAATGGAGCCCCATAAAGGGGCCCCACTAAATAAAAAATGCTTAAATATTAAGCAGATCCTTGTGATCCGAAGATACCTCTAGGGTCAGACCAGCCGAAGCTGTATCTTTCTCTAGCTTTGTATCTAACGTTACCTGTATCAAAATCACCTTCCATAGCAGTTTTGATAGGTGCTCTTACGAACATCTTCATACCGTTTGGAACGTCAGTTTTGATAAAGAACGCGTCAGTATCAGTTAAGAAATTGTTAACCACGTAACCTTGTGGAACCATTCCCATTGATCTGATTGCGTTTGTATCGTTATCAGCAGTACCAGTTCTTAACGCTGATTTCATTAATCTTTCCGCAGTGAATTGTAATTCTTTTGGAATGATTAATTTAACACCTTGAGCTGCAATTTTTAAACCACGTTCATCAGTGAATGCATTGATATCAATCAATGATTGTTCTAATGAAGTTTCGTTTAAGTCAGCTTGAGTTGCTAGCGTGTTGCTGAATGAACCAGCAATAGTTGGGTGAGAAGAGTTCACTAAAGAAACTCCGTCGCCACCAACATATGATGTACTAAACGCATTGTTTAATACATTCGCTGCAGTTACCTGCTTAGTGTTTGCCATAGATCTTGCTAGTGCTTTTGTATATCTAGACGCTAGTCTATCGTACAAGTTGTCCTCAATCGCTTCTTCAGTGATTGCGAAAGCAAGTGCTACAGTGTTATGAGTGTATCTAGCAGTGAAAGTCTCTTGCGCGTTGTCAAATACAACTGCAGATCCTTCCGGCTTGATTTCCGCGTTAGCGAATCCAGATAACATTACTTCCTCTTCGAAAGCTCTGTCTGAAGTCTCAACATCGAAAATTTCAAGGTGCTGATTCTCGTATCTCTTATATTCCAGGCCGAATAGTGCATTCAATCCTGGCTCTAGTTCTTTAACTAGTTGTCCTCTTGATATAGCCATAAATTATCTCCTATTATATGCCTGTAAATTGTTTATAGAAATGATTATTAATGATAGCAGTTACTACTACGTTTGTAGAGTAAGTTGTAGCATTTAATAATTCATTATTAGAGCTGTTTTTAGAAACTCCAATGACACGAATTTGACTTGTTACGTTCGCTGCTAATTGCGAAGTATTTAAAGTCACTTTTGATACATAGTTAGCTGATGATCCTGCTGTGTACACAATATTTCCGTTTAAGAAAATATCAGCGATAGCAAGAGTAGAGCTAGCTTGTATTTCGTATCTCTCATAAGGGTCGTCCGTCACGAAACCAACGATATCAGTAGCTGTATTAGAAGCTGCTAAATTGTTAGCCCATGTCGGCTTTTTAGTTGAAGCATTTGTATAGAATACTCCGTTTAATGAACCTAATAATTGGTTAGCAGAAGTTGCTACCGTAATGTATCCAGTTGCCGCTGCTGTTACTGGGTCATTTTGATAGATAGCATCTGAGCTAGCTGCAATATTATATTCACTTAAACCTTGAGCATCTCTATTTTGTCCAACTTTGCCTATCGGTAATAAACCGAAAGCTGCGTTTGGGTTAGCCATAGTTTTTTTCCTTGTTTAAGTTTTTATTTACTTTGTTGATATCACAAAAAAATTATTTTTTGTTCGTACCACCAAAAGTTAC